ATTGATAACTGGGATGTAAGTAGTGTTACTGATTTTGGCTCAGCATTTGCATCCGCAACCGTATTTGATCAACCATTAAATAATTGGAATGTAAGTAGTGCAACTAGAATGGCTTTAATGTTTAGCGGAGCACAAGCTTTTAATCAACCTCTTGATAATTGGAACGTGAGCAATGTTACTAATATGCGTGGTATGTTCCAAAGTGGAGGAAGTAATATGCAATTTAATCAAGATATAAGTGCGTGGAATGTAGTTAACGTACAAGAGTTTCAATTTATGTTTGCTGTTGATACACTAAATGGAGGTTCAGCAGTATTTAATCAACCTATTGGAGCGTGGAATACTGGTAGCGCAACTAACATGCAGCGTATGTTTGGAGGATGTACTGCTTTCAATCAACCTATTGGAAGTTGGAATACTAGCGGTGTAACTGACATGAAATTTATGTTTTATCAAAACACAGGTTTTAATCAAGATATAAGCGGTTGGAATACCTCAAATAACGTGTTCTTTTGGAGCATGTTTAACGGAGCTACTGCTTTTAACCAAGATTTAAGTGGTTGGAATACTTCAAGCAATACAAATTGTACTGATTTTGATTTAGGAGCTACATCTTGGGTTTTACCAAAACCAACGTTTGCTTTCCCCTGCTAACAATTAACAAAAACAATAACAATAACAACAACAATTATGGCTTATAATCAAAACAATCCATTACCTAGAATGAACTCAGCTTTAAAAAGATCAAAAGCTGATAAAAAACTAGGTCTATCAAGGAATTCATCTCCTATTAATAATGCTAGTCAATATGGCATTCATGGTGTAGATGAACTTAAATACATGCCTATCATAGACGATATGCATAGAAAACAAGATTCTCCAGCATATTTATCTTCAGAAGAAGAATATAATACTGTAGATGATATTACTCAAGACGATGGTAAAGCAGATCGCGATGGGATGTCTAGAAACGCATCCCCTTTGAATAAAGATAACTGGATACAAGAAGCAACTGCAGATATTAAAGAAAGAGGCACTGAAGGTGTTTGTACAGGAGATAAATTTGGCGGACCTACATGTCCTCCAGGAAGTAAAAGGTATAATCTAGCCAAGACTTTTAAGAAAATGGCTAAAAACAGATAAATATGGGACATAAAGGACATTATGGAGAATACACTGGCAACGCTAGACACTCCAGAGGATATCATCACCAAGTTAATTCATGGGAAGAAGAAGATGTAAAAAGAGGTAGAAAATTATTTCACGAAGGTCACAAGGGTCATGCGGAAGCATTATTTGATGACGCTCATGATAGTTATAACTGGCATCCAGGTATGGATACTCACGCAGAACATAACAGAGGTATGAGTAGACACACAAGATCTCACAAACTGAGACAAAAAGCTATGAAAATATCTGAAGCTACTGGAGCAGAAAGAGGAGATGAATACGACTATGAAAATCCAGAAGTAATGAAACTTTTACAAAAAGCTAATAAGCTAGATAAAAGAAGCGGAAGAAATAAAAAAGGCAAGGACAATAATAAAACGATGTAATGAGTTTAATTAGAACAAGATTTATGAAGAATCCTTTTACAGTAGGATTTAATAATAAATCTCCTTTAAATCAATATAAAAGTTCAATGCCACAGTCATTTGATCTTCCTCAATTAGGTGAAAGCTATACTAATCCAGAAATGGTAGATAACACAAAACTTTTACAGGAAGAAATGAAAATAGGTAAATCTATTATAGATGCTGGTTTAGTTGTAGCTGAAGCTGCTGGTGAAAATGTAGCAAGAAAAAGAGAGAAAGAACAAGCAGCGTTAGATGAAGAAAAGAAAAAACAAGATGCTATCAATAAAATTCCAAAAGGTAGTTTTGCTCATAAAACTTTAGATCCTGATGGATATGAAACTTATAACAATGCTATGACTGAACTTGATCAAGAAAGAGAAGTAGAAAGAAAAGAACAGTTAAGAAAAGATATCAAACAAGAATTTTACTACTAATGATTTACATAATTCTTTAAATAAAAAAGAAACTGAAGAAGAGTGGCTAGCTAAAGATAAGAAAAAACATCCATGGGATTATCACTTAGGTTTTCCGGTGGTTAGATAAAACAGTCATGGATCTGTATAAAACCAAAAACAACAACAATAACAATAACATTTAAAACAAAAAATCATGGCAAAATTTATTTCTATGGAAGTCGTTGGTAACGCTAACGATTATGAAAATGGACAACAATTGCTTAACGTTGATCAGATTACAGGTGTACAACAATCTGCTGATCAAACAGTAGAGGTTTTCCTTGCAGGAGGAACTCCAGGTGATAAAGTTACTATTACTTTATCTACTTCTCTTTCAGGCGCTGTTAATCCAGTTATGACTACTAACCTAGGAGCAAATGCTATTAACCGTGCGTTAACTGCAAATCCAGGTGGTGTAAAAGCTACTGTACAATGGGGAGTAGATGGTGCGGGCGATCAAATGTACGTAAATAATGTAACATTTGCTTAATGGCATCTCGAGGCTTAGGCGATAAGATTGAAAATTTTACAAAAGCAACGGGCATCAAAGCTGCTGTTGATGGAATATCAAGAGCAACTGGTGTCCCTTGCGGATGTAATAAAAGAAAGTCTGTTTTAAATAAAATGTTTCCTTCTAAAAAATGATAGAGTTTAAAAAAAATAAGGGATTTAAAGTTAATCGTCCTTATGAAATAGATAATACCCCAGTGTATCATGCTGATTTAGAGGAGGGTTGTTTAGGTAAAGGAAACAAAAATGGCACTATACTTGTATCACAGGATATAACTAATCCAGAAGAAAGAGAAAGTATAGTGGATCATGAAAAAGTACATATAGATCAAATAAAACGGGGTGATCTTGATTATGATGATGACTGTGTTTGGTGGAAAGGTAAATGCTGGCCTAGAAATGAAATGGACGAAGGTAATCCAAATCTTCCTTGGGAAAAAGAAGCTTATAGTAAAACTGATCCTTACGAAAAATATTAATTATGGGATATACACAACATAACAATCCTTTACCTAGAAAAACCAGTCCAATTAATGTTGGAATAAGAGGTTTGGGTCAAGTACTAGATGCGGCAAGAGGATTACATAATAAAATGGCTGCTGATCCAAGAGTAGATTTAAATTATAAACCTCAAGAAAAGTTAAGTAGTACCTTGTTAAGAGATGATAAAGGAAATCATTTAGTAGATGAAAATTTAAAATCTAATTATCAAGAGCATGAGGGTAATTATGGTGGGTTAACTCACTTTGGTTCAAATCAAAGACCAGCACTCGGTGAAGTTCAAGATTGGAGAAGTGGTAATACTTATATTGAAAATGACTATTTAAATAGAACTTTATCTTTTGATCCAGATAAAGGATATTCAGCTAGACCATTAGATATTTATTATGATAAGTCTGGTGAACCTGTTGTTGATGAACAAGGTTATGAAAGATATACAACTCCAAATTCAGGTTTTGCAACTATAGGAAATATTGGCGCTGGTATGTATAGTGATAGAATGAACCGAGCTCCAGGTTTAGATTCAGCAAAAGATAGAAAATTTGATTTATCAAACACAAAAGATAGAGAAGAGTTTGAATCTTATAGAGATCAAATGCATCGTAATCAGCAAAACATGCTTAATTACGCAAATTCTATGTATGCTCTTGGTGAAGAAGGAAAATATGTTAGACAAACAGATGATTTAAAAGGAGGATATAATACTCAAGATTGGTATTACGATAGAGTAGATCCAAGAAGTGGAAAAACTCAACACCAACAACACAATGAAGAAATGTATAAAAGACAATTTATGAGTGCAGATCCTTCGTTTCAAGGAATGATTGGTGCTCCTGGTTCTGATGAAAGAGCCGCAACACTTGCATATATTGACCGTATAAGAGCTTATAATGACTAAAAAGAAATTTAAAGACACAACCGTTGGGCAACTATTGTTTGGCGCTGCTTCTGTGATAAATCCTACATTAGGAAATGTATTACAAGGTGTGACATCACCAAAAGAAGCAATAGAAGCTATAACTAAAGCTGATGCTCCAGCAGACGATAAAATAAAACTACAACAAATAATATACGAACAACAGACTAAAGAAATTGAAGCAATAACCTCAAGATGGAAAGCTGATTCTATGTCTGACTCGTGGATGTCAAAAAACGTACGTCCATTAGTATTAGTATGGTGCATTGTTGTATTTTCTTTTGCAGGTATATTAGATAGTGTTGAAACTATACCATTTCATATAAATGAATTATGGAATGATACTTTTGAGAAGGTTATGATGTCGGTCGTCTTAGCCTATTTCGGAGGTCGAACGACAGAAAAGGCAAGTAGTATATTTAAAAAGTAAAAATTATTATTTATACGTGATAATATAAATAGAATTAAATTAAATTAAATTAAATATTATGAAAAAATTATTATTATGTTTAGTAATGCTATTTAGTATTACTACAAACAGTCATGAATTACACGAAGATATAGCAGGAGTATGGTCTAGTGATGAAACTAGTTATTATGTGGTTATCTTACACAACAAAGATGAAGGTTATAAATTTTTAAATTTTTCTCTTTACGAACAAGATACAGTAGAAGAACATGTAGTTGAAGCTACTGAGAATTATGTAAAAACTAGACTTGTTAATCCAGATAACGACTGGGAAGTGTTTATAACATACACTTATGAAAACGAGGTGTTAATGTGTACATTTGAGGGAGATATTGATCAAACCAAAAAATAAAAAAAACACTGGATAGTAACAAATTAAATTAAATAAAATGGAAGTAAAAAAAATAACACAGGAAGAGTTAGATAATATTACTAAATTACAAACTGAATTATCTCAATTATTACAAGATATAGGTCTTAATGAAGCAGAGAAACACGCGATGCTTCATAAAATAGCTGGAGTCAACGTTAAACAAGAAGATGTTAAAAAAGAACTAGAAGAAAAATATGGTTCTATTAATATTAATTTAGAAAATGGAGAATACACAGTAATTAATAAAGAAAATGAATAGTGTAATAAGAAAAATTAGTATTGGTTCTGATTATAAGAATGAAGCCATGCATTATTCTATAGGTCAGCAAGTATACGGTGGTCATGAAATATCTCATATTCTTTTAGACAATAAAGATAATTCATATAATATTCATATAAAGAAAAACAACGAAGTATTACCATGGAAAAAATTTAATTCTAATATGGCAATAGCAGTTGAATACGATTTAGAATATTAATGAATAGTTTATATGAGTTTATTGTTGAACCATTAGGGGATAGATATGCTAATAACAAAAAAATAGGTGAAAAAAATTTAATATTAAATACTAAAATTGAATCCTGGAAATTTGTTAATAGATACGCTAAGGTTTTAGAAGTACCACTAGCAATTAAAACACCTATTAAAAAAGGTGCTATTATAGTTGTTCATCAAAATATTTTTAGAAGATTTTATACTATGCAAGGAAAACAAAGCAATAGTAGATCTTATTTTAAAGACAATATGTATTTTGCAGCTTTAGATCAAATATATCTTTATAAAAATAAAAATAAATGGGAATCTTTTGGAGATAGATGCTTTATTAAACCTTTAAAAAATTCTAATAATATAGACACAGCTAAAGAAGAACCTAACATAGGTATTTTAAAAATTGGTAATAATAATTTAACCAATCTAAATATACATGTAGATGACGTGGTAGGGTTTAGACCAGGCGGTGAATGGGAGTTTATTATTGATGATGAACGACTTTATTGTATGAAATCAAATGATATTGTAATTAAGTATGGAAACAAAAAAAATAAAGAAGAATATAATCCAAGCTGGACGTATAGCAGTTGATGAATTAATTAAAGTTGCTAAAGAACCTATTATTGATTTTGGTCCAGATATATCTGCAGATAGACTTAAGAACGCTGCGGCTACAAAAAAATTAGCTATATTTGATGCTTTTGAAATACTAGCTAAAATTAATGAAGAAGAAAATATTATTGAAGGTAAAGTAGAAGAAGAAACCAAAAAACCTAAAGAATTCAAAGGTTTTGCAGAAGGGAGGTCTAAGTAATGTACGAACAAAGTCTTTTTAAAATATTACCTGATTATATAAAACCTAAAATACTTAAAAAAAATAATAAGTATAAAAAATGGGAATACGGATATAATCCCGAACATGATATAGTTGTTATTAGTAAAACAGGTAAAATCGGTGAGGTATATGAAATACAAAATTTAAAAATAGCTCTACCTTTAGAAGAAGATACTACAACTTTCAAATCTAATAGTTGGGAATATACTGAAATACCTAAAGAATTAGGTAGAATTAAAACTATATTTGACTGGGAAGAATATCCTTTAGATTTTAAAGAAACTTGGTATGATTTTATTGATAAAGAATTCAATAGAAGAGAAAAAGGATTTTGGTTTTATAACAATGACAAACCAACTTATTTAACTGGTACTCACTATATGTATTTACAGTGGAGTAAAATTGATGTAGGTAAGCCAGATTTTAGAGAAGCTAACAGATTGTTTTTTATTTTTTGGGAAGCTTGTAAAGCAGATCAACGGTGTTATGGTATGTGTTACCTTAAAAACAGAAGGTCAGGATTTTCATTTATGGCTTCTGGAGAAACAGTTAATCTAGCTACAATTTCTTCAGATTCAAGATATGGAGTTTTATCTAAATCAGGACCGGATGCTAAAACAATGTTTACAGACAAGATAGTTCCTATATCCGTGAATTATCCTTTTTTCTTTAAACCTATACAGGACGGTATGGACCGACCTAAAACAGAATTAGCATATAGAGTACCCGCTAGTAAATTTACAAGACGTAAACTAACAGCCAACACTCAAGCTCCAGAACTTCAAGGATTAGATACAACTATTGATTGGAAAAATACTGGAGATAATAGTTATGATGGTGAAAAATTAAAACTATTAGTTCATGATGAAAGTGGTAAGTGGGAGAAACCAAATAATATATTAAACAACTGGAGAGTTACTAAAACTACTTTAAGGTTAGGTAGTAGAATAATTGGTAAATGTATGATGGGTTCTACTTGTAACGCTTTAGATAAAGGAGGTAATAACTTTAAAAAATTATATTATGATTCCGATGTCACACAAAGAAACCGCAATGGACAGACTCGTTCGGGACTCTATTCTTTGTTCATTCCTATGGAGTGGAATTACGAAGGATACATTGATTCTTATGGAGTACCTGTCTTCGACACTCCGAAAGACTTAGTTAAAGGACCAGATGGAATTCCAATAACATTAGGTGTAATTGATTACTGGCAAAACGAGGTAGATGGATTAAAAGAAGATCAAGATGCTTTAAATGAATTTTATAGACAATTCCCAAGAACTACAGAACATGCTTTTAGAGATGAAGCGAAATCCTCATTATTTAATTTAACTAAAATATATGAGCAAATTGATTGGAATGCAGATATAAAAAATACAAATATTATAACGCAAGGAAATTTTCAATGGATAGGAGGTGTGCAAGATACTGAGGTAGTATTTTCTCCTAACAAAAACGGAAGATTTTTTGTTTCTTGGGTTCCACCAAGAAGATTACAAAACAATATAGTATTTAAAATGGGTAAAAAATATCCTGGTAATGAATCATTAGGAGCTTTTGGATGTGACCCATATGATATATCAGGAACAGTAGATGGAAGAGGATCTAATGGTTCTCTACATGGTTTAACTAAGTTTAGCATGGAAGATGTTCCGCCTAATCATTTCTTTTTAGAATATATAGCTAGACCACAAACAGCTGAAATATTTTTTGAAGATGTATTAATGGCATGTATATTTTACGGAATGCCTATATTAATTGAAAATAATAAACCTAGAATACTTTACCATTTTAAACGTAGAGGTTACAGAGGTTTTTCAATGAATAGACCAGATAAAATATATAATAAATTATCAGTAACAGAAAGAGAGATAGGTGGTATACCTAATTCAAGTGAAGATATAAAGCAAGCACACGCGGCTGCTATTGAAAGTTATATTGAAAGTTATATAGGTAGAAGAGAAGATGGTACGTATGGAGATACTTATTTTCAAAGAACTTTAGAAGATTGGGCAAAATTTGATATTAATAACAGAACTTCTCATGATGCTTCTATTAGCACTGGATTAGCAATAATGGCTTGTAATAAAAATAAATATAGACCTAATCCTAAATTAGTATTAAAAAGTTATGACTTAGGAATTAAAAGATATGATAACAAGGGTCAATTATCAAAAATTATAGATTAAATGAAAAGTATATATAGTAACGGTAGTAGTATTTTTCCTAGCCAAGTGGTTAGTGACGCTGAGAAATCATCTTTAGAATATGGTATGCAGGTTGCGCAAGCTATAGAACAAGAATGGTTTTTACTAGGTAGAACTAATGGCAATAGGTATTTAACTACTTGGAACAATTATAATAGATTAAGATTATATGCTAGAGGAGAACAACCTACTCAAAAATATAAAGATGAATTATCTATAAATGGTGATTTATCGTATCTTAATTTAGATTGGAAACCGGTTCCTATTATAGCTAAATTTGTTGATATATTAGCAAATGGTATATCTAATAAAGATTATGATATTAACGCTTATGCTCAAGATCCAGGAGCTCTACAAAAAAGAACTAACTATGCTGAGAGTTTAGCTCAAGATATTTTTGCTAGAGATACAATGAAGCAAATTACTGCAAAATTAGGTACTAATTTATTTAATACTGAAATTAAAGAAGAACAACTGCCTCAAACTCCAGAAGAATTAGAACTACACATGCAGTTAAGTTATAAGCAAGCTGTAGAAATTGCTGAAGAAGAAGTAATTAATCAAGTTTTAGATTATAATAAATGGGATTTAATAAGACGTAGAGTAAATTATGATTTAGTTACATGTGGTATTGGTGCTGTTAAAACAAATTTTAATTTAGCCAATGGAGTAACTATAGATTATGTTGATCCTGCTATGCTAGTATACTCTTATACAGAAGATCCAAATTTTGAAGACTTATACTACATAGGTGAGTTAAAAGCTGTAACTTTACCAGAAATAGCTAAACAATTTCCTAATTTATCAGACGCACAATTAGAAAAAATTCAAGAGTATCAAGGAAATAAAAGTTATTTATATGGTTATGGTAATGGTCCTATGGATCAAAATACTATACCTGTAATGTATTTTGAATATAAAACGTACAGTGATCAAGTATTTAAAATAAAAGAAACTGAACAAGGTTTAGTAAAAGCTATAGAAAAACCTGACACATTTAATCCTCCTCAAACAGACATGTTTGAAAGAGTAGGAAGAACAATAGAAGTTTTATATAAAGGTGTTAAAGTTTTAGGTACAGATATTATGCTTAAATGGGAACTAGCAGAAAATATGACTAGACCTATGGCTGATACTACTAAGGTTGAAATGAATTATGCTTTATGTGCTCCAAGAATGTACAAAGGAAGAATTAATTCAATTGTAAGTAGAATCACTGGGTTTGCTGATATGATTCAAATAACTCATTTAAAACTACAACAAGTTATAGCTAGAATGGTACCAGATGGTGTATTTTTAGATATGGATGGGCTCGCGGAAGTTGATTTAGGTAATGGTACTAACTATAATCCAGCTGAGGCTTTAAACATGTATTTCCAAACTGGTTCTGTAGTTGGTAGATCTTTAACTCAAGATGGTGAATTAAACCGAGGTAAAATACCAGTTCAAGAATTATCTAGTGGATCAGGTCAAGCGAAAGTACAAAATTTAATTCAAACATATAATTATTATTTACAAATGATAAGAGATGTGACCGGATTAAATGAAGCTAGAGATGGAAGTTTAGCTGATAAAGACACTTTGGTAGGTTTACAAAAAATTGCTGCACAAGCTTCAAATATAGCTACTAAACATATTAATAATGCTAGTTTGTTTTTAACATTAAGAGTTTGTGAAAATATATCTAAAAAAATAAATGATATGTTAGATTATCCTTTAACAGCAAACGCTTTAAAGAATAGTATAACAGCATTTAATACTGCTACATTAGACGGATTAAAAGAAATTAATTTACATGATTTTGGAATCTATTTAGATTTAGAACCAGATGAAGAAGAAAAACAAAGATTAGAAGAAAATATTCAAGTTGCTCTCTCTAGTGGAGGTATTGATTTAGAGGACGCAATTGAAGTTCGTCAAATACGTAATTTAAAATTAGCAAACCAAATGCTAAAACAAAAACGTAGACGTAAAATGCAGCACGATAGACAAATGCAAATGGAAATGAATCAGCAACAAGCTCAAGCAAATGCTGACGCAGCACAGCAAGCAGCTGAATCAGAAGTACAAAAACAACAAGCTTTAACAGCGGAGAAAGTTAGTTTAGAAGAAGCTAAATCTCAATTTGAAATTCAAAGAATGCAAACAGAGGCTCAAATTAAAAGAGAATTAATGGCGGAAGAATTTAATTATCAAATGCAATTAGAGCAAATGAAAACTAATAGAGAAGTACAACGAGAACAAGAAATTGAAGATCGTAAAGATAACAGAACAAGGATAACTGGAACACAGCAAAGTCAAATGATTTCTCAACGTCAAAACAATGAGATGCCTAAAGATTTTGAAAATGATCCACAATTAATGAATCAACCAGTTATTTAATATTAACTATTTAATTATATTATATCATGTCAGATGAAGTAAAACAAGAAGGTGACTTTAAAATAAAGTCAAAACCTAAGCGTAAAGCTAAAAATTTAGGTAAATCAGAGGATAAACCTGTAAAAGTAGATTTTACAAAACCAGAAGCACAAGGTGAAGTTGCACCTGATATTGTGAAGATGGATTTAAATAAAAAAGAAGAAAATGCCATTTCAGAGCCAGAAACAACAGGATTACCTGAAGATAAACGAACCGGAGATATACAAAGAGTGGATGACGAAGTACGGTCCATTCAAGAGAATGATGTCAAAACAACCGAGACAGATACAGATACTCCGATCACAGAAATTATAGAAGAAATAAATGAAGATACTAAGGTTGATAATATTGCAGTTGACGAGGTATCTACATCAGAAAGAATTTTACCAGAAAATATTGAAAAACTTGTAAAATTTATGGATGAAACCGGTGGAACCGTAGAAGATTATGTACATTTAAACAAAGATTATAGTACATTAGACAATGATCAATTATTACGTGAAC